GATCAGCAAGCCATCAGCACACAGGGTACGCAATAACTGCCGTCTGCATAAGTGGCAGAAACCGTGGTGCTAGTCACCTTGGCAATTGTCTTGGAACGCACGATGTCGTCATCCTGCGGTTTTGCCGTTCCATCACCAGCGGACATCAACAGGTCACCACGTGCAACAGTTGTACCCTGGGCAATGCGGATCACAAAGTCACCTGTCATTGCGCAGTAGAAGTCGTTGGTATAGACCTCGTCTTCAGTGTCATAAGCAACAAATACACCAGCAACGTTAGGATCACCCTCAACGTCACTAATTTTTGTACGGTTCAACTGTTCGTTGTCTTCCACACCTGCATCTTTTGCAGGTGTTTTTACGTCGCCGACGCTTACACCTTCAGGAAGCTCATCTTCCTCGGTATAAAGCACTGCGTCCTGAGCCTCATAAGCCCACTCACACATTTCGTCGAGGTTGCTAAGAACAGTGCCACGAAGAATGTTTGTAGAGGTATCATCAGCTGTTAGCTGTGACCACCGAGCAAGGTGACCACCACCGTAGGTAACAGAAGTACCAGTAACAACAATTTGACCCTCATTAGTACCAGCTTGTGAGAAAACAACTAGAATACCATCATTAGTAGGTCTGTTGAAATAAGCAAGGGGGTTATCTCTTGAGGCAGAAATATATCCATCTCCATTAATAGAGGCTCCATAAATTGTGTTACCAACACCAGGGTTTAATGCATTGGTGCCAACAGTAACCTGGCCTCCAGGATGAATTCTCATCCGCTCTGTTGCATTTGTATATCCAGAACCAGTATCAGTTTGAAATATGATACCGCCACCAGTAGAAACACTGTTTGCAAGAATTAATGCATTATTTTGAGTGCTATTATTAACTCCATTACCAATAGCACTATGGTCAGTTCCACCATCTTGTCTGAATAGTATTCTTGGATTATCAGTCTCACTGTTATTATCAGTATCTGCTTCAATAATTAGTTCACAATCGCCAGAAGTTCCAGCGGAAATATGAAGTTGTCCTGCTGGACTATCCGTACCTATGCCAACATTGCCACCATTGAAATAACTGTTTCCGTTAGCTCTGATTAAATTTTTTAAAGAATCTTGATAATACCATTCTGAATAAGCTTCACCTGTACCGTTTTCAAATAATCGAAATACTTTGTTAGTGCTGTCATCAGCTTCAAAAAGAATACCGTTATTAACGTCGTTATTGGTGTCGGATTTTATGTGAAGTACACTGGTTGGGCTAGATGTTCCAATACCAACGTTGCCGCCTGAAGCGATTCTCATCCGCTCAGTGCTTGCAGCGGTTGAAAATGTGATATTTCCACCTGTCGTGCCTTCAGACGCAAAAATTTCTAAAGCACCACCGGCGGCACCGCCAGCTAAATCTTCTTTAGTAATTGATGCTCTGTTGGAACCTGAAGTCGATGTAGATTGATTAGAAAGGCATATAGTCGCATCAGCATCGTTTGCAGCGACTGTGAGCAAATCTGTAGGAGATCCCGTTCCAACACCTACACGGTCATTGCCTGCATCGACGAACAACAAATTTGCCTCATCGTCACCTTCAACCCGAAAATTAACGTCAGCCCCACCATCATTGAAGACAACTTCAGATGTTCCAAACTCAACCCGCTCAACACCACTGGTGGCAATGCCCAGCTGATTTGCTGCAGGACGGAACAAGCCAGTGTCAGTGTCTGAAGCAAAACTCAGGCCGGGAGCAGCAGCAGTGCCGTCCTCCATCAGCATTGTGCCGTCAAGCTCTTGAATGACGATCCAGTCATCATTCGCTGAGTTTCTAAGCTTCAGCTGATTTGCTGTCGTATCGGCCCACCACTGATACGCATACGTCGTAGCAGGTGCCGTTGCGTTGCTGTTATTGCTGACGATTGCCGCCAACGCATTGTTCAGGTCAGCCCTGACTGCAGCACCTGATGCGTTAGCAATGATGTAATCGTGGGTGGCCATGCTTAGGTCTGCTCAGTGCCGTAGCCGACTGCTTGGTACTGGAAATTACGATCAATGGCAGCATTACTGCTGTTGTAGAACGTGATTGTGAATCCAGTCCTAGAGGCGGATGTCACCTCATAGTAATCCCCTGACGCAAGATTGAAAGCCGTAATGCCAATGCTCGGCTCTTGGTAGAAAGCATTGGCAAACGTAACCGCCTTCGCTCCAGCTCCTGACGCGGTGGTTGTGCTGCTTTCTGTCCGCAGTTCTAGCTGCATGGTGAAGCCCAGCTCATCAATCACTGGGGTCTGGTCAACGTGGTCAGAACTCAGCTCGCACTTGAACTGGAACTGCCTGCCCGTAAAGCGCCCTGACTCCATCGGAATCCACGCACCAAAATCAATGTCAGATTCCATCTGGATCTTGTCCGTTCCATCCTCAAGCAAAAAGAACTCGCCATTCTCCAACAGAAGTTCTTCGTCTGTCGTCGCTTGATCGCTAGTACGGAAGTAGACAGCAGCAGACGTGTCATCTGGAATGTCACCGTCAAAGTCAGACCAACGATCGATCAACTCTGCGCGGTCATCGATCGTGTCTGCTGGATACAGGCCCCGCGTTGTGAGCTTCCGCGTAAATACAACGCTGAACACACCGCCAAGGTCTAAGACGTTGTTGAAGAAATACTCGCCGGACGCCAAGCGCGTTCCAATAAAGTCAAAGGTGCCAAGGTCATCTAGATCGGTGATGTCATCAAAAGTTTCATCACCGTCAAGCACCAAGCCGTCATACTCAGTGTCAAAGAAAACATCAACCTTGTCGCCTTGAAACGGCGGGGAGTCTGTATCTTCACGACGGACTTGGATGTCAAGCCGTGGAAGCTTGTTCGGCAGGTCAATAACTGCACTAGCTGCTTCATCACTCCGCTGGCCGTTTTCGTCTTGGAACTTGATCAGATATTCGCCTTCGATCAAAGGCAATGTGGCTGAGTTTGTCTGTGCTTTTACATCACGCAGCAACGTGCTGTTTGGCCACTGCCCCGTCCCATCAACTTGTGGTGCGTGCCGAATAATCGCCAAGAAATTTGTTGTATTTTGCCCAGTTGCCGGAATTTTCCAACGCAAAATCGCTTGGTCCCCTTCAATCGCTTGGATCGTGACATCTGCAGGTGTAGGCGGCGTGACCACAGCGTCATCATCATCAGGATCAATGTCTGGCGCGGGTACAATTCCAGTAACCTCAACCCATGCAGATTTTCTATCAACCGGCGGCGCACCAACCGAGCGAATCTGGAAAGTAATTGTTTTACCTTGATCTAGCCCGTCAACCTCAAAAATTGTGTCTGTAGTGTTAGCTGCAATGTAGTTGCCGCCGCCAACTTTATAACGAATCTCAAAACCAAACGTCGCGCCATCAATGCCACGGCTCCAGGATGCTGTCATCCGGTTAGTCTTTGTTTGACCAGTCGTGACCTCTTTGAATGAAAGAGTTAGTTCTGTTGGCTTGGCCGGTTGATCGTTGAATAGGGTGACATCATCAAAAACAAGATCATCGCCCTCGTCAGCTGTCTTGTAAATACTGTCATTAAACTCGACGCCTACAATTCCAAACTGGCCGTCGCCCGCATCAGTAACAGTCAAACAACGGAATTTTTGATGCTCAACACTTGTCGACGTAATTGACCAAATTGATTGCGCTGATGGAGCTGAGCTGAATGCTGCTGTAGTTACAACGTTCCCGGAAACGCTTGTAATTCCTTTCGCCTCAATCGTTCCATCAGCAAGCGTGCAGTGCAGCTCATGAGTTGTGCCGGCAGGTAACGGGTCAGCGGATTGATCGAGAGTAATTTGCGTTGTGGTCGCACTAACAACACGACCGGCAAGGCGTACGCCTTGACGCATTTCGTCCGACACCGCAAAAACTTGACCAGGCAGCACGACTGCACCTTGCAAGCCAGTAACAAAGTTGACGATTTCTCCATCAAGCTCTTCTGATGCAAGAGTCCAACGCCCAAGGCGTTGCGCTTGGAATTTAGATGTAGCGCCAAAAGCAACAATCTCTTTCTCTTGGTAGCCGTACTTTGAGATGAGCGTTGCATCCTCAACGCAGACGTAGTTTGATTTATAAAAGTTTTGCGGATCGTTATAGCGGACACGAATCTTTGTGCTGCGTGTTTTCAGCGATGACCCTGAGTAATTAAACGCTCCATTAATAACATTGCTGTTGGTATATAGGTGGACTGGCGCCACATCGGTGCCGTTCAAATTGCCGTGATCTGCAGCCGCCTGAATTGTATTTGCCTGCCAAAAGAGCATCCCGCGAAACACACTGGCTAAATCCTGCAAAACGTTGAACGCTTCAGCTTGCGATGAGATAACCGTGTTGCACGCAAAACGCGGCTCAGTGCTGCCATCAGGGTTAGTAACAAGCTGGTTTGCGTATTGCGCAAGCGGATACAGGTCAACCCAGCTAAGGTTTGACGCTTCTACAAAATCACCCGCCCCATACCTTTTGTTGGTAACCATGTCGTACCAACAGCAGACAGGACAAGTTGTCCATGCTTCCTTGAGGCTGCCGTCAAACGCACCAAAAAACGACAAACTGCCATCTGACCTAACTGAAGCATTTGCAGGGATTTTGACAATGCGACCGTGGATCTTGTAAGCCCTAGTTGGAAGGCTTGAGAATTGCCTGGTCGACAGAGAGATTCCTGCAGTAGCGCAAAACGGATAAGCCGTCCGCAATGATTGAATTTCAATTAAGCTTGACCATATGATCCGATTTGCTCTGCTATTTGCTAGCGGGATATTCTTTTCAACTTCTCTAAAATTATTGAATTTTACTTCAAAATGATTTTCCCCTAAGTTGACTTTCGTGACGCGAATGTTCCATGGTCCTTCGCCTGGAAGATTGAGGCGTGGAGTTTTAAACTGATAATTACTAACAGCGATACCAGTCTTCCTTGTGTCGTAGACGTTTTTATACGCTCTACCGCGAGCCTGCACGTCAATGGCAACAGCAATTTCTCCATTAAATAGCTGACCCTTTGCCAACCCTTCCTGCGCTGTTGAAAACATGCGCGGGATGGTAAACAGCAGCTCGAATGACTCAACTTCTGTATCTGTGATTTGCCTGACAACTGACCCGCTGCCATAGTCGCGAGCAGTGACTTGGTTGTTTGCGTTTAGCGTCTCGCTGTAATTTTCACCGATCTCTGTGTTTACATCAGTAATAGTTGATGTCCCGTTCTTGCCCTGAGCCAGCTCTGACTGGGTGCGACCGCCAGGCTTAAAGTCATACGAAACATCTTGATTTGAAAAATTGCGCGCGCTGCCGGTTCTAATTGGCGTTTCCTCAAGGAAAATACCCTCCTCCGCGCCAACCAATCCAGAGATTGGACCCTCGCAAAGTAGGTCTACAAACTTGATGACAGAAGTGGAATTTAACGCCATGATTTAAACGAGGTCGTAACCGTAGGATTGCCAAAACAATGTGTTTTTTGAGTCTGATCTATGATCGATAATCGAAATTCGACCTTTAATTTCATCGTCATTGTCAACATTGGGGTGCTCGACCCGGTGCACCCATCTATAGTTATCATTGTTATTTAACAACCCTTGAACTGTCGCTTGTGAAGTGGCAATTACTTGGTCTGGGCCATCTCTTCTGACAATGACTTCAATTCTGTAGGTGAAGAAGGCGTCAACAAGTGTAGAACCTTTACCGCTCACAAAATCAAACAATCCGTCGCGTAGCTCAAGAATAAAATCGAGTTTGTCTCGCCTTCTGGTGCTTTCATCAATATTACCCTCAGTCTCTGTTTCGCCGTTGCGCAGGTCTATAAATTTATTGATTGCTTTAAAATCATTATCGCTTCCTCTTACGTTTTTTCTTGTGCGTTTAACTTGAACGCCAGATGCAGTTTCAAAATTGCCAAAGCGAAGCTCTTCTCCTCCGACTCGGATGGTGCCCTTGCCAGGGTTTTTGATCGCTGTTTTTAAAGGGTCAGATTCATCCGCTACATCAACATTTGCGCTGATCAAATGACTACCAATCAGAACCTCTCCGTAGGCCACAGGTATAGTCGCTCCAACACCTACCGAATTAGCTGCACCTGTGTAGGCGTAAGACTGTCTGCCGTCAGTACCGCGTGTGACTCCCTGCGGGCCGTCAGTGCTTGATGCCTCACCGCTGCCTAGCCTGTTGCTGCCTAGCTTTGGAATTGTTGGCTGTGGTGATAGCAGTTGCGAAACACCGCCGAGGACCAAGGAGAGGCCAATAGAGCCAAGAGCAATACTTGCACTCGCTGCAAATGTCGCACCAGCGCCAGCAGTACTAGCGGTAATAGCAGCATTTCCAAAACCTAAAAAACCAGCTCCAGCCGGAGCAAAAGTTACCGCAACGGCGATTGCCGCCACAACTAAAACAGCGCCAGCGATTACTTTCCCAACACCGCCACCACTGCCCGCAATAACAGGCACAAGGATCAAATCCTTGCTGCCAAACGGCAGATGTAAATCCTCAACATCTAAGTCCGCACCAGCTTGAATCAAGCGATAGCCAACACCATGCTCATGAGCATGAATTAGCTCATCCTGGAATTTCGGCGAGTTGATACAAAGCAACTTGATCGCATCTGCTGGTGTGCGCAAGTCGTAGTACGTGTGCTCAGCACCGTACCGCTCACCCAGATCACCCAGCAGTCGGACGACCTGCTGCATAGCGGAACACTGCTGCAATCCTTTCGACATAGTACCGCCGCAACGGCTCAATCGCACTCAATGAATCCTGCCGTTGGTGAAGAATCAACTCGTCAGGCAACAAAATCGCAGCGTGCATTGGCGTTTTCGTGCCCAATCGCATAATCAAAACATCACCGGGCTTTCGCCGCTCCAAGAACACCTGCTCAAACCCAATCGCTTCCGCCTGTTGCAGGAAGATGCTGTCGCAGACCTCTAAGTCGTCTGGGCGTGAAAAGTCAGGCAACTCAACGCCCTGCAACCCAAACCAATCACGGATCAACGTAAAGCAATCGTTGACGCCGTACTCCCACTGACGACCTACAAGGGACTGATAGTTGACCATTGCTTGTCTGGCACGCTCCAAATATGCCATGGCAGCTTAGTGCCGGTGCAGGAAGATTTATCAGCAGGGCTTGCCGACCCTCCCATTGGGTGTGAATGGACGATTGCTTCAACCCTGCCGTATATAGCAGCCGCCGCATAATCACGCGGCTCAATCACAAAATCTTGCTCTGGATCTTCTGCAATGTTCCGACAACGCCAGTATTTGCCATTTACAACAACACCACAAGCTTCGCGGGGCGCTTGCTCCAAAGCGTGAGCCTCAGCTTCAGGTCTGAAGTCTTGCACCAGGGAACCCTCCAAACGGCAATAACCCTGTCGGAAACCTTTTAGCGCAGCTGCTGTAACGCTTGCCGCACTGATCGTTTGCCTGAGTGGTTGATTTGTCATTCAAGTCAAAGTAAGCCGTGCCGTTGTAACCACATTCCGTGCCTTTGTACTGCCAAGGGCAGTGCTCTAGAACTTGGCGGCGTGGCAACGCAAGATTCGTTAGATCAAGCTTGCTGGTTAGCTCAAACTCAACCAACTGCGGATTTTCATTTGCCACCCTGTCGATATACCAGATTTCATCCTCAAACTTTGCGGTCGGATCAGCCGTTGCGTTGCCATCGGAAAAGTTGCTGGCATCAAGAAACTTTTTGCATGTCCTGATGCGCGTTACCTTTGCTTGCAATGGGTTGTAGAGCAAAAGCAATGCAGAAATAGCATTGTTCGCATTGGCAATTTTCATCGACGGCCTAGGCAGCGTGCCCTTTGTTGACAGCTCAAACCCATCAACTTCAATCGGATAGGCCGCGTAAGTCACACCGTTGAAAACAATATCCGCATTTAGCTCATTCGTTCCAGCGTGATAGTAAAAAGTCTCGTTAACGCCATTGACCGCCTCGGTCAGCTCAAGCTCAAACAGCTCGATAATTGCTGAGGGCTCAAGAAGCTGTATCTGCTCTTGAATTGAATTTGGAACAGTCATGCTTCAAATACCTGCTCAAATGTCGCCTGGATCGTCGCACGGTTTAAGTAGGGAATTGACTTGCTCCAGTTGCGACAGATGTACTTGCCGCTGCTATCGCCAGGTGGCGTGAAGTCAAACTTTTCAACACCACCGCGAGCATCCAAGAAGTCTTCAATGGTGTCAGCATCGGTTTCTGAAACCTCAAAGGTCAGGTCGTAACTCTTCGGATTTTGGTTGAGGCCAAACGTGGTGCGTTGGCTATACCCTGAACCGAACTGTGCGATTCGCACGTTGGGCTGGCTTTTCTTTTGGATGCCGTAGGTCGGCGTAATTGAAGGGAAAGTAGCCATTAGCTCAGAAGACCTCCAGGACGTTTTTGCTTGGCAATTTCAGACTGGACAGCCAAACCAATGGCCTTGCCGAGTGCTTTTTGCTGTTGGCTATCACCCTCGACATTAGAGCCTGAAGCGTCAACATTCACAACGATGTTGGTAGGTCCCGCTCCACCTCCAGAAGCCTCAACGCCAAGGCGGCCATCAGGGCTTCTGCGCAAAGGCATGATCGCCTCTGGTCCAGCCTCACCCATAAGGCCAGTGCCATTCGCAAACGGGAACAAGGTAGGTCGATTAACTACACCACCTCTTGCGAACGGAACAACTCCGTTTCGACCAAATGCGTTGCCATTCGCAGTCGCAGTGAGACCGTCAGTAGTCGTTACAAAACCAGAGCCATCACCACCGCTGCCAAGACCGCCACTAAATCCGGAAATAATTCCCTGAGCTATTGTTCCGAAAAGACCTGAACCCGACTCAAAAGTGCCGCCCATGTTGCCAAACAGTGCCATGTTGGTGGCAATTTGCAGCATTTGTCTCGCAAGGTTATTCAACATACTTGATGCAGCATCCGCAAGCGACTGAGTGCCCATCACCGCACCCTCCAGCGCATTAACAACGCCGTTAGCGATGGTGTTTCCGATAGATTGATAAAGCTGATCAAGCTGTTCAGCAGCAGCGATCTGCTCGTTGAGAAGTTTATTCTTCTCAAGAAGATTGCGAACTGCTTTTTCATCTAAACCTTGATTATCCTCTGCAAGGTCTCTGATTCGCTGCTCAATCTCTTCTTCTTTCAAGCGTCCATCAAGCTTTGCTTGCAGTAAGTCATTTTGACTCTGAAGATCAGCAAGAATTTTTTCATTCTTTTCAGCCTGAGCCGCCCTAGAAGCAGAAAACTTGTCGTTAATTTCAAAGATTTTTTGATCAGTCTGCAATTCAAGTTTTTTAATTTGCAGATTTTTTTCTTCCTGAGGAATTTTTTTGTTATTTATTTTTTGAATTCCTGCCGCTTGCTCTTCAAGCGCTATCTCCATTTTCAGAGCAGCTTCCCTGACTGGATTTTCAGCTCGCTTAGCTTCCAGAACCTGCCTGTTCAAAGCATTTAGTCGCTCTGTCAGGCTGACTTCTATCTGCAGCTCAGGAACGCGACTTTCTCTTGTTTTGCGCTTAGGCGTGTCTGCAGCTCTAAGCAGCTCTAATTGTGTTGGCTCGATACCAGCGCCTTCTGGGATAACTTGGCCGCCGAATCTTTCTACAGCAAGGCGCTTACCTTCGCTTGTAACTACGTCTTTAGCTGCAGCACCTTTTCTAGCTGTCTTAGTAAACGGCTTTAAAAACTCTTCAATTTCTTTTGCTCTAGCGCCCGTAGCTTCGCTCATCAAAGCGTTGAACTGATTATTTAGCACAATATCTCCAACAACCTTATTTATTGCGGCTAACAACGGAGTCAAAGCTCTTGAAATAAACGCTTGAACTTGAAGTATCAACGCATTAAACAACTTGCCCATCTTGCTGGCTTCAGTGCCCAAATCCTTCAAGGCTTTCAAGCCGCTGCCACCGACCTGTTTCGCCATTTCCTGCGTCATTAACGCAGCCGCTTCAGTGACTTGACCCTCTTCAATTAGCTTCTCAATACGGAACTGCATCGCATCAGAGCTAAACAAGCTCTTTTCGGCCATAAAGTCAGCCGCACCACCAACACTGGTCAACGCTTTGCCAGCATCGACCATACTTGCAACAAACTGATCAATCTGCTGACCAATGGCGCTGAATGCAATCTGCGCTCCAAATGACCCTGTTAAGCCACCTGCAGCGCCGCCAATGACTGATCCCGCTCCACCGCCAAATAGCAGCGGGAAGCCAGCGCCAAGACCAACTTGCTCAAGACGTTGCCTTCTGAGCCTGCGAGCCTCAGGTGATCCCGCAATGTCTCTACGCCCTTGAATAGGGCTGCTTCTGAGACGACCAATCTCAAGCGCTCTGTTGAACTCTGGAGAGCCGGGAGTACCTGCCGTTCCAGCAATAGGTGATGCAATACGTCCGGCAAAAGCTGGTGATGGCCCAAATGTTCGACCTCTGAGCCCAGGGATTGGAGCGCCAGCCAGTCGCTTTTGACGCGCTCTATCAGACGCCTCAAGTCTTCTGTCAAACTTGTCAAGCGCTCTTAAATCAGCCGCTAACAACTTATCTACATTGTCTAATTCTATTTTTTGCCTTTTCTGTATCAGCTTTAATTCTGCAAAGTGAGCATTTTTATCTGCTCGTATTTCGGCCATTTCTAGTTTTCTGATGGCTTCCATTTGAGCTGGAGAACCAGCAATGTCTATCCTGCCGCCAATAGGACTTACTGCTTGTCTGCCAGATGCAGCAATCTGAGCTGGAGAGCCCATCATTGCCGGCGTTCCACGAACAGGGCTTGATGGAAATCCTTTGCGCTGTTCTTTGAGAATTCGCAGCTTGGACTGTTCTAAACGAATACTTTTTTCTAAAATGCGAAATTCTTTTTCAGCACTGCCAAAACGTCTTGCGCTTTGCTCGGTTGTAGCTTTTGCTAACTGTTTTCTCAACTTGCTGACATTGAGGCCCTTTGCCTCCATCTCGTTGATTTTGTTCAACAAGCGGGCACGCTTTTCCTGCGTTTTGACAAGTGTGTCTATGCTTAAAGCTTGATCTCTTGTCTGTTTATTTATTTGCTTTTGCGTTAAATGAATTTTTCTGTTATAGCCGTCAAGTTCTTTAATTTTTCGCGTTGCCGCAGATAGCTGGTCTGTACTAGGAAGAGCAAGAATAGGCTGTTTTTTTCCGCCTTTGCCTTTACCAATGCTATTTACAGCCCTATCAACCTTCTTAAGCTCTCGCTCGATCTGCTGAGTATTTAGCTTGATATTGACTTCGTACTCAGCGGCCACGACTAACCCGAAGACATTGCCTTCAGGTTAGCGCACCTTCCGAAACTGAGCCTGCTGACGAACCCTCTCCATCTCCTTCTCCTCTCGCTCAGACTTCAACGCCAGATACACGCTCCAGCCTTGCAGCTCTTCAGCTGACATTGTGGAGCGCAGCTGACCCAGCGTCATTCCGAGCTTTTCAGCGATGAAAAACTGCAGGAACAAGTAGTTGTCCTGCTCAAGCGTCGCTTTTAAGGTCGTCCGCTTCTTCCACCTCTTCCATGCCTTGCATCTTGGACATGATGTCCAGCACGATGCTCATTGGAAGTCGGTTTTGGATCTTGGCACGGTCACCATCTGAAAAAACACGATTGCCAGCCTCGTCCTCAGCCTTACGGATCAACATTTGGATCGCAAAATCCAAGTTGTCCTCTGTACGCCCCAAGTTCAGCGCCTTCATAGTCTTGTTGATCGAGTCCCGATCAGCAATGGTCAAAGGCTTCCAATACAGCTTGATAACGACCTCACCACCTTTTTTGATGGTATAGCTGCTGCGCTCTTCGACGCTAAACGCCTTACACAGCATGTCGATTGCGCGTGCTTCAGCCATAAAACTCAGTCAACTAGCACAATATAGCTCATCCTAAGCGAACGCCTTGAAAAGCTATGTCTAGGTCAAGAAACAAACCTGTATCTCTACTGGTTTCCGTATAAATCTTGTACCAGCTTGGTCCTGGCTTGGCTGTACTTCTCTGCGGCGGCCTAGTTTGACCGTAAGTCTTGGGAACTCCTTCGCTGTCTGGAAGCTTGGCTTGTGGATTATTGACGGCATATCCTGCGTAATCAGCCAAGTTGCCGATGTATAAGGGGCTGTTGATTGGAACTCTTAAAACAGGGCGTCGCAAAAAGTTTCGAGGAGTAGGCATGTTCGGAGCCTGCCAGTCACGATCAATGTCCACGACTGGCTTGACTGGAACAGTATTAAGTGCCCACAACTCACCAAAGTTTCCAGTCCACCAAGGACCTTTCATTTGCAAGCTGAAAACAATCTCTGGACCAGCAGCTGCTCGTCCATCCTCAATCAACTTACGAATATCCTTAGTCAGCTCAGTGATCGGCTTAGCCATTAGACCGCAGTAAATCGACAGCTAACAACGCTGACAAAATGACTGTCGTTTTCGTTGGTTACCGCAGTAGGACCATTGACTTGACCAACACGTGGAACCGCTGAATAGGTATCGGTATAGCCAGAAGCGTTGACTGAAGTCAAGCCGTCAATAACGGACTCCGCAATCGCAACAGCTGTAGCACTGCCCCCATTTCTTGGCGTAAAAATGCCACATTGCACCGTTCCAGCGTATTGATCAATCGCTGCGCCGTGAGGTTGGATCGTTGACTGATCAAAGTTGATCGTCACCATCACGTACTTCTTTGTCTTGCCAGGCGTTGTAAACGGCATATTGTCAAACACCACCGAAACCGTGTCATCTGCATCTGTCACCGCAGTGTTGATTGCAGTCTCGATTGCAGCCCTGGCGTTTACAAGCGTCATCAGAACACCACCCGAAGGATATACATGTACTCCTGATCGCCTCTAAAGGTCCGAATATCTTGAATCCTGGCGGTTCTTTCTGATCCGGCGAACTGCAATGACACCTCGTCTTGCAGCGTTGCTTGATTATCACCAATCTGATCTGGTGTTATGTAAAGACGAGCTGTATTCTCCTGATACCCAGACTCTTCGTCAGATGCAATAAATTCAATCGGTGCGTCAAACGAGTAAGACGTATCAGTCGTTGACACCGCACCAGTTGCAAGATCGTAGCTAGCAGACGCTTTCCTTACATAAGTAATTGTCGTGTCGAGCGATTTGCCCAGATCAGCGACAACTGATTTGGCGACGTTCTTGAAAAGCGTGTCAAGTTGGCCTGCCATCTCAACCCCTCACCATACGGACCTGATAGCTGCCGCTACCGCCAAGACAGTAGGCACCCAGATACGACTGCAACCAAGGATAAACATCGAAAACGTTGTTAACTGTTCCCGTCGCTTGGCTCGACGTGTTGTACTTGACCTCCATCTCGCCAAGCTTTACAGACTCATAAAGCCCCGTGTCACCTGTCGTTCCAGTGATTGCATCCGTATCGTTTGCCAATGCATTGGCTAGCTCATATGTCGCATACTTGATGTCGTTTGGAATCGCGGAACAGGCCAGCTCAACACGATCTACGTGATAGTTGTTTCGTGGCCAGCTCAGCGCTTGATCCGCATTGCAACGATCACCATAAAAATTCAACGTATCGATCCAGCGCGTGGCTGAAATCAATGCACGGTTCTTTGCATCATCAGTCTTGTTGTCCCACTGCGTGCTGCTTGGAACGGTTTCAAAGTAGGCGTCAGCCTCTGCCAGCGTCACATAGCTGTTGGCGTTTTCGCTTTCAAGTGTGGCTGTGATGGTTGCGGCCACGGCTTACCTACCTACTTTTTTCATTGCCATTTTATGCGCTTCGGTGAAGGTCTTACCAGCCTTCATCAGCCGACGCATCTCGGCCATATGTTTTTTGGTGTGATGCTCTGCATGACGTTCCATAGCGGCTTTTTGCCGTGTGGTCAGTTTTTTGGGACTGCTGTACGCCATGTGAAAAAGAAGAAGGCCCCACCTAATGGTAGGGCCGTTTGTCTGATCAGAGATCAGATGGTGGTGGTGTCCAGGGAGCTGTTCACGATCAGTTCGACCATGGGGATCAGGTCAACGTCGTAAGTAGCTGCCCAGTTGCTGGAATCGGACAGTTCAGCGTTGGTGGGGTTGTCGCCGGAATCATCCCACTTGGTGCCCATCACGTGATAGGTGGAGTGGTAGTCAACCGACAGGACATCTTGCTTGGACAGCACGTTGCGGTCAGCTTCAATCCGAAGATCCTGCTGCACACCCTCAAGGATGGTGCCGGACTTAACCAGATAGCAGCGGAACTCACGCTGGTGACCAGAAGCGCCAGGAGCGGAAGTATTGACTTGAGAGTCAACAATCACGCGCATACCAGCGAACTGACCAACCTCACGAGCGCTGATGCCAACGCCACCGCCACCCCAGGTCACAGCGCCTTCAGCGGCGAGTGCAGAAGTGGAGAAGGTCAACATGCCCACCTGATACAGGTAGTAAGCGACTGAAGGGTGAACAATCAGAGTGTCCAGCTCTTCACCGCGCTCACCCAGCAGGGAGCGACCGCGAGCAACAGTGGCAGCGGTGAGGAAGTTGTCCTCATCCGCACCAGAGGCAGCGGCAACGCCTAGGTCAAGGTGGTTAGCGCCCAGAGCGCCAGAACCGCCGGCAAACAGACCATTCAGCTGAGAGAACAGACGAGCGCTGTTCAGCTTGTTAATGGCGTCAGCCAGCTGGTTGCGGATGTGAAGCATGGGATCTTCACCGGCAGCCAGAAGAGCAACGTCATCAACGGCATACGCGAAACCGCGATGGCAGATGGTTGCAACTTGAGTGCCAGTACCGACCTTTTGAGGGGTCAGGTAACCAGCGCCACTGGTGCCCCAAGTTGCGGTGCCGTCGAAGATCTCTTCGGTCGGTGCAACGGGGTTGAACTCAGGAACTTGAATGCGAGTACCGCCTTCTCGTGAATCGAGCAGGGCGTTACGAACCACAGCGCCAGACTTGATGAACAAGCTGCGCTCTTTGATTGCCTCAGACACATAGGTGCTGAGATTATTCCTTTTTACGATGTCCGCCAGAAGGACACCGCCGGAATAATTCTGAAATGGTGCGGCCATTTCTTATTCAGGGTTGAGGTTTGCGGGGTTTCAAGTCACGGACTCGAAGTGGTGTCCCACAGGGACTATTTACCGGCCTCTCGCTTGAGCACAGCTGCAAGGTCAGGATCGGTAGCTTCCAAGGCCATTTGCCTGGTTAAGTTAATACTACCTTCCAACCAAGGATTAGCGACACCCGAAGCACCGGCAGTTCCTGTAGTTGGCTTGGCACCCATGCCAGCTTGAGCACTTGGCTTGAAATGATGTTCGTAGCCAGAACCAGGGTTTTTAAGCTTGGCAAGATAAACATTGAGGTCTTCCTCAACGCCACCGTTCAACACCTTAACGCTGCCGTCTTCAGCTTTTTTCAGCTTGCTTTGCACCAGCTGCAACATTTGATCAGAGCTAATTGCACCAGCCTGATTGATTGCAGACAGCGCAGAAGTTTTCATTGCTGCTGTTTCGTTTGAAGTCCGAAGCTCAGCAAGTTGCCGCTCCAAATCAGCAATCTGTTGATCTTTGGTTTGAGCCGTCTTGTTGGCCTCTTCCCAGAGATCCTTCCACTGACCTTGATCTTCAAGCGTTTTCTTGCGCTGCTCGTCTTGTTTCTTGTAAACGTCGTCGAGCTTGCCTTTGATGCCTTGGAACTTTTCCTCAGCTTCAGTGGCACGCTGTTGCAACGCTTGAATTTGCTGCTCGTAAGCAGAAACATCAACGGTGACGGTGTTCGCAGTCTCAGCCACGGGCTGCTCAGAAGGCGCCACGGACGCCTCCTGGATGACTTGCTCTTCCATAATCAGGATTCAGGTGTCGATTCGATTGACGTTTCTACATTAGTCTCTTCAACCTTAGCTTTCGCTTTTTTGGTGCGTTTGGGAGCAGGTTTAGGAAGTTCGGGCTTGCCGTCTTTACCAACAGGTACAATTCCGTTGGCTTCACTCATGTCAACGAGCTGCCATTTGTAGCTGCCATCAGCCTGCAAGACTTTATGTAATGATTGAGCCATAACGAAAAAGCATTTTATTAAGTCTAAACCGTACCACCAGCCCTATCCACATCGCTAAGCGGCTCTTGCTGTTGCTCAGCTGCTGTGGGCAAAATTTCGCCCTGCACCAGCATGTCGCGGAACTCCTCACGGCTGATCACCTGATCCTCAAACAGCTGACCCATTGCAGCAATATCCTGCCCAATCAGGCGTTGCAGGTCAAAGTCACGACTGATCTTCACCTTGGGCGGTTCAAGACCCAAGTAATTCGCCGCCAAGTCATAAGACTTTTGCAAGCCTGACTCAAGATCCATTGACACCATCGACAACATTGAGTTGGTGTCAATTCGATCCAGACGGCGTGCGTCAGCAGATTCAGCAACAAACTTTTGTTGGCTCAGCGTACTGATGCCCAGCGTCGCCATCTGTTGCTGTAATTCCTGGATTTCCGATGATTGCGCCTCAAACGCGCTTGATGCAGGCTCCACGTAATAGACCTTGTTACCCGGCTGGGTCGCCATCGCGTAATTAACGCTGATAGCCATGTCTTTCGTTTGGTCGTCCCAACCTTCAAGGACGAGCATCGGTTGCGAAGCGATGTGGAGACTGTGGATAAGATCCGCTTGCCGCTGATAATGGGCCAGATTGAGATGAGCAATGTCCAGAAGCGGTGGCTTACTGGTCATTGTGTCCGTTTTATTTGCATAGATCGTTACCAGGGGGATCTGATCGAGCGAGTAAGGACCAGACTCAACCAATTCATACTCCTCCGTAGCGTCGGATTGATCGAAGGAAGAGGGGTATGGGAAATTCCCTTGCATCTCTTTTTTCTGCTCTTCTTGCCGGAAGACGCGATAACGACCAGGCTCGATGACACGGATTTGGTCATAGACCTTTTCTCCAAACTCGCCGTCAGGGACTACAGCCTTTTCTCCAATCCGAACTTGCGTAAGGTTTCCGTAATTGGTTTCGCGGTCCAGTCGCCAACCGTAGATCTGAGTGGGATCCACCTCAATCCAATAGGGCCGACGATTAAGAGCACGCTCTTCTGCAAGACTTCTTGCACCCGAAGGCGCAGGAAAATCAACCAGCGTGTGACAGTGCCCATACGTCAGGGCACAAATCAAGAGTCGTCGAGCGTATTCATCTAAATCCGATCCACAGCCATCAACGTCCTTATTAAAGACATCTGTCCAATAAGGGTCGCCTTCTACGCTAATTGGCTTGCGAAGTATTAAGCCAGCAGCCGCTCGAATTAAACGCTGCGTGTAAGGCGTAAAAACTGATCGATTGACCCGCGCAAGGTATGCGGTGTAGTCCTCACGCGGCTCTAGCGGCAGAAATGCTTCGCTGTTTTCGCGTAAATACTCCGTGCCGTTGGTAACGGCCTTCATGATCTCCCAGCCCTTCATCTGGTCGATCACAGCTCGTGTCCTTACAAAAGGACTATCAACAGTCCCCATATAGGAACTGCTGACCAAATGAGTGCGAACTAGGCCAGGAACGGAGTAAGTCATTTAGTCACCACTTCGTGCGGTTGGCCCAGTAAGCAGGGGAAAATTTGCCACGCTTAATGTTGGCTGCGTGGCGAGCCTTCCAGTTTTCGCGGCGTTTTCTTGCTGCTGCAGACTCGCCTTCACGCTTCGGTGAGCCACTGACTCCCTGTTGCCCGAATCGGATTAACCGAATCTTGTCCCCTTCCTTGACCAAGACGGCATGGGATTTAGTGGGGTGGCTCGGAGTACGCTTGGGCTTGTTGTAGCCAGCAAATTTTTCGCCGCGATATTCAACCATCGCTCAACCCTTATTCAAGGTTGGACGTGATGGCGCCGCTGGTGATGAAGTTGCAGGTGGCAACGACCAAATCGCCAACAGTGGATGCAATATCCATGCTGGTAATAATGCCCGCAAAGCTCACGCTGTCAGTACCAGAGGTAGTACCGGTGGTAAACAGCTCAAACGTGGCGTCTGCAGGGTCTGCAGCAGTAATCACGTCTTCAATGAATGCAGCCTGACCGGTTGCATCTGGGTCGTACACCAGCTCAACAGTGCCAGAACCACTAATCATGCTGCCGACAAAACTGCGGAACGTGTCACCGTGATCGGTAACGTCCAACGTGTCTTTGGTGATGTTCAGAGTCCAGCTGCGGGTTCCAACGATGGTGGCGTTAGAAGAACCAGCGGCGTCAAACTGGACCGCACCTTGCTCTCCGCGAAGGATGGCCATGAGTAGACATAGGAAGGGTCTATACGGTTGATTCTAACCGTTCACAACCCACAAGCCATCTCAAGATTTCTTCTTTTTCGCCTTGCGCCGTCGATGTTGATAAGAAATCTTCTTTGGACCTGTCTTTTCTTTCTTGAAACGAGCCTTTTCTGCAGGACTCATCTCTTTTGTTGTTTTTGGCGTCTTATCTGACACTCTGCGTGATGGTCTACATGCTGGATACGCTCTATTTTCGCCTTTGGAGCGGCCACAAGGCTTCCCGGTCTTTATATCGACCCATTTCTCGTCAAACCATCTGCCCAGGCCGCCACGACCCTTACTTGGCTTTTTTGGTTTTGCGGGTTTTCGTGGTTTTTTTCGTTCCGCCACTGGTTACCTTCTTGTAGGTGCCGCCACGCTTCTTATATTCGCGCACAAGCCACGCATTTGCATATGCGCTCGGGTAAACCGCGAACTTGCGCTCGGCTTCCGCTTTTACACGGTTGTAAAGCGCCCTGTTAGTTGGGACGTTTTCACTTGCCACAGCTACACCGCATCTTCTTACTGCCCTTCTTCATGCCCTTCTTCTTGCCGTTGGGCTTTTTCTTGCCGCCAGCTCCGTAATGACCAGGCATGACAACTAAGCAATGGGTTACACCCAGTCTAACTCTTACTTTTTCTTCTTACTAGCCGTTTTCTTCTTTCCCTTGCGCACGGCCTTTATGTAGCCCTCACACCGCTTCATTGCGGCGCTTTTCTTAGAAGCCATGTTCAATATCCAGTTACTGCAAGCCTAACGCCCCAAATGATTGCGGACTAGAACCGGCTCACGCGCCTGGCGTTCCTCACTCCTGATCCGCTGCAGGAGACTTGTCCTTGCCCTTTTGGCAAAGTACCCAGCCATTTTAGTAAAGCCGGTAACTTGTTGGCCCCAAAGTTTCGGGTTTTGCAAGGTTGAATTGCTGCAACACCAAATACCCAAAAGCGTCGAAAGCGTGGTCCACACCTAAGTTTTTGTTAGGCAGACCAGTGCCTGGAGCGTAAGTCAATGTCCGCAACGACTTGATCAGCTCCTTGCAACGCGGATGAATCTTCACCCGACGCGCTCCAGAAGCATCCATTAGGCCAGTGTTGACCGCTGTGATCTTGTCTCGGATCTTCCACGGTGATCTAGGGCTTTGAACTGTGAAACCGCTGCGCCTGAGAATGGCGTGGTCCGTTACGCCCACACCACTGGTCTTCCTGGCTCCACCCGTCGGGTCGGGACAAGCAATAACTCGACGATCCACCCCATACCTACGGGTGACTTCTTCCGCAAAATCCCAGGTCGTAGCCCCGCCCGTCAGCATGATCTCGTCAAACACGTACAACGTGTCCTGATCTTTGACGGCACAGATGCCGCTCATCGGATCCACGTTGAAGTCAACGCCTAACAACAGCGGCTGGATCGAAATATCCTTCGCCTCTGTCGAGATGTTGTCATCAGAAAAGCTGATAGCCACCAAACCAGTCAGGTTCTCGAAGGACGCTTCGAATTCCTGGCGGAACGTGCGCGAATCAAGTTGAGCGCGGGCTGCTTCGACCTCCTGTTTGCTGACGTTTCCTCCTTCAATCGTTGTGTAGCTCCATCGCTGCCATTCGTTTGTTTCGTCGTCTGGGACATAACACCACAAGTCGTAAAACCAGCTAGCTGTACCGTCTGGCGTCGAAATAAACAACGCCCAACCCTCTTTATCCGCCAAAGCAGGACGAATCACCTCAAACCACACCTCTGAATCCATAAAAGCGGCCTCATCTAGCACTACGCCCGACAAACTGCGGCCCCTCAACGCCATTGCGTTCTCAGTACCCTTCAATTCAATCGTTGAACCGTTAATTAGCTCAATTCGCAGGTCGGTTTCGTTCTTGGTATGAATCCAAACCTTAGGAACCAGCTTTTTTAATGCTCTCCACGCAATATCTTTGGCCATCCGATAAGTCGGAGCGCAATAAAAGAAGGTTTCGCCTGGTCTGTTGAGCGCTCCACGCAATAGCTCAACGCATGAAAGGTACGATTTGCCGAATCGACGACCGGCAACTAGAACTCGGAATCGTTTGTCGCTTGAAAAAACTTGGCCCTGCGCCCATCTCAGGCTTACGGGCTCTGCTTTTGTGCTCATGGCTATTACATTACACAGGTTTTCAACCCCTACCCCCCTCCTGGACGTGCCAGATCGTATGGCGGGCAGTTATTATCTGAAAAAAGGTCGATAGGTTGATGCCTGAGCCTCTAACGGATCGCACCACACAAGCAAAAGAGGATCGCATCAGGCGTCTCTATCGACGGCAGCTTGATGGCCTGTCTGCACGTGCTCTCGTGTATGAGCACAAGGAGAAAGAACAAGTTTCAATCAATACGGCATGGCGCGATTGGGCAGAAGTTAAAAAGCTCGTTGATGAAGACTGGC